GTAGACATACCATGGGTACATGGAACGCCTCGAAGCATATCAAATCCGTTTAATTCGAAATGTCCTGCTACAATATCGGAAGAACAATTCATAAGGAATTCGTTAGTTTCCTTTTCATTGTCTTGACAAATCCAGGGGACCAAAGCAATTCCCAGACCGTCATAATCAATAACAGAAGGTTTCATGACGATATTAACTTCGTTCATATAATGACCAAGTAACTCCTTTAAGGAATTGAGTTTATTGGTATTTTTGTAATAAGTGTCGTGGTTGCCACAGATAATATCCATGCTAATACCACGCTTCCTCAGTACCTCGAGAAAATGTAATCGGTTGGAGTTTAATGCCTTGAAGTTAATGAAACGACGATGCTCGTAGTAATCACCGAGGTGAATAATATGTTTGATATCGTTCTCTTCAAGATATGGAAAAAATACTTCAGTGTAGAATCGGTTTTGGTAATCAATAAAAATATCGCTACTGTTTCTGATTCCACAATGAGTGTCATTTAGAATTGCAATCTTCAATGGGATTTTCCTGTCGCTATTTCTTGAAGCGCATCAATCGCATCTTCCATCTCAACATAAACTAATGCTTGATATTCGTGGGTTTCATCATCAACCCATTTTACGATATATCCGTTCACTGCTATCTCAAACGTTATTTCCATATCCACAACCTATTCCTCGAAAAATCCAGATAAATCTGAATCAACAGTAACATTTCTTTTATTGGTGAGTGTTTTTTTATATTCCTTAATCTTTCCATCCCTTTCCTTGACATCATCTATTCTTCTCCGAAGATTATCCACAAAAGATTGAACTGCTTTCGCGACCTGTGGATCTTCGTCTGGGTCTATCATAAATTCATCCAACCCTGACTCAGAAAGAAACTTTAACTTAACATCTTGTTGTTTCTTTTCCTTTTGTATTCTTCGGAGAAATGCATACCAAGATATTTGGGTGAAATACCCAAAGGCATTAGGGTTGCCCTTTCTAGTAGCAGCATCAATATCATAATTTTTAATTGCCCTTAGACAATTTTCAACTGCGTCCATAACCATTTCTTCACGATATGTGTAACGGACAAAATTAGACTTGTTGGACAATCCTTCTGCTATTTTCAAAAAACATTCAGCGATATAGTCAGGAACAATCGGTATTGTTTCTTGTCTATTTTCTGCTTCTTTAACTGTTTTCACATATTCAACTACCGATTTGCTGAATTGTGCATTATTAACATAGTGGGGCCTTTCATTAGGTTTCATAAAAATTCCAATGATTAAATGTAAGATTATATTATAAAATAATTTAGATTAAATGTCAATCGGTTTCTTTTGTTGAAGGATTTGGACGTAAAAGAACAATTTTGCCCCTTTCCTTCTTTTCACTTTCAGAGGTATCTTCGCCTTTCAGAATATCTTGTATCTGCTGCAAAGATTTTAAGAAATGATTTATAATATTATCTGGGGGGGAATTTATTGCAATTACTGAATATGGATTAACGCTAACAATTTTTTCCAAATCATCAGTATATGAAACAAACGGACGTAATAGATAATACGTCTTTGATTCATAATCTTCATATTCATCACCTTCCATGGGTATAATGGTTAGTGCGTAATTTATAACAAAACAAGAATCATCTTTTTGTATTTGATTGGCAAGAATTTCTTCTCCATTACACAATTTGAGTTGTATAATATTCTCTTTTTTTATTTCATCTATCATATTTTAACCTTATGGATTTCCATGTCAAATTTTTCTTTGGTGTAAATTTTAATTCTTTCGCCGGAATGTTTTAAAGTGAAATTTTGTTTTGATTGCCATTGCAAGTCGTCGCATATATCGTACAACAGAGTATCTTGCCCGTTATCGGATTTTCTGAGACCCCTTCCTATAGATTGCAAAACTTTAATTTGAGATTTCGAAGGAGAAGCAAAAACTATGTTATGTAAATTTTTAATATTTATTCCAGTAGAAAAAGTTCCCATAGATGCGACAATTATTGCTCCGTCTGATTTTTCCACTATTGCTCTTATAGATTCTCTGTCGTTGACGTCTGTTGTCCCATGTACATAAAATGCCTTATCAGTTTTTTCTTTTATCATATCATATAGTACTGCTCCATGTTTCTCAACATATTGGAAAAGAACTAGGGTATTTCCTTTCTGAGTCAATGCTATATTTCGAATTAATTTATTTCTGGGTTCATGAGAAACCAGAAAGTCAATTTCTTCTCGGTACTTCTTATCCTTATTAATTCTACGGATTTCTTTCGGATAATCAAGAACAAGTATTTCTATTTTAAGTTTCGCAAGAGTTCCTTTGTCTTGCAGGTCTCTGGTAAAAGTAACCCTTTTTGTTGGACCGAACAAACCTTCTAGAACCAATTTATTAACTTGAGTTCCATCGAGAGTTCCGGTAGTGCCAAATCTGTACTCTGCTTCTGTGCACTTATTCATTAGAGTTGTCAAGGATTTTGCTTTGAATAAATGACACTCATCCCCAAACACGCAACCAAATGCTTCAAACCAATCTTTATTCAATCGATATACAGATTGCCATGTAGTTATGATAACCCTCTTTTTAGTATTTTTATCTTTTCCTGAATAGATAATGTGGCAGTTTTCGGAAACATCAAATCCATAATCTTTAAAGTCTTTATACATTTGTTCAACTAGAGAAGTTGTTGGCACTACAACCAAAACTGATTTGTCATGATTTTCTAAATACCAACGCATCAGGTTGTATATTATAAAAGATTTCCCGGAACCAGTAGGGGAAAGTAATAGGCAACGTTTTCTTTCAATAGAATGGGTTATAGCATCGTATTGATAGTTTCTGGGGGGAAACGGCATTTTCCAAATTGCCTGAGAAGAAACTAATTTCTGGTGATCGACTTTATTTGTTTCATTAGGTAAACCATAAGGAGATCTTTTTAGGGTTATATTATAATGTCTGTCTGCAGCAAATCTACACAGTTTAGTATAAAGTCCAACATTCAACTCGCAGGTTAGAGAATTAAAGAGACGAATTTTTCCGTCCCATTGTTTTCTCCTATAACTAGGCATAAACTTAGCGCCAGGAACCATAAAAGAAAAGAACTCAGACAATTCTTTTCTAATATGTGGTTCACAAAGAACTGCCATCATTGAATGGTTTTGTAATTGTATTGTTATATTAGACATAATTTAAAAATGATGGAGTTGTACCATAATCTAATAAAGCAACTTCACGAACCCGACTCGAACTGTCTCCATTTGAGAATATTTCCAATTTGTTGGTGTCTCCATTTCAAGGTATCGATTATTTCCTTCAATGTTTCTATCATCGTTTTGTAATATACTATCTTTGCCTCGCTTTGTTGAATCTCCGGGTCAGATTCATAATAATAAGACATATCTCCTTTCATGATCTTTAAACCATCAAATGGATCTGGATCCCATCCAAAAGACTCTACTTCTTCTCTGGAAAGTTTACCGTTATACCAAAGAAACTTGTTCTTCAACAAAACCTGTTGATTATCCTCTGCCCTTCTCAGAAGGAGTTTGGCTTGAGTGATGTAACCAAGATACTTAGAATGTACCTTGGGGGTTTCGCGAGAAGATTCTTCAAGGTTGTGTTTAATTTCACAGTCTACAGACCATTGCTGTAGTATATCATCTAAATTCATATATTACTCTATAACAAAATAAGAAAACCTAAAGGAAGCCGGGAAAGTAATGTACTCTACTGATTGATTTGTTGCTTCAAAACTTATAGCACCAACAGATGTCGGTACACAATCAACATAAGTGAATTTTCTATTATTGTTATTGTGGCTGGTAAGCGCATTAATTACAATGTCAGCATAAGTTGGAATGGTTCCTTGATTGTCCCTTTCCGCTATTTGTTTTGTGTTGACCAATCTTAGTAACCAATTATACATTTCAATGTAAGAATTCATATCTTCGTCTAGCAGTACTTCCAGAGTCAATTCTCCGAATTCCATGGTGTTTCCTGGCATCGGGACTCCTTGTATTCTCTTATAAGGGGTTTCGACAGCAGAATTAGAAGCACCGGGATGAGAAATACTTTGTACGAAAAATTGTAAATTGCCATAGTTTTTCCGGTCTATCGTAACCTGAAATCCCGTGGGTTGAAAAAGATTAATATTTTCAGTTAAAGTGCTACTCATTATAGTTTCCGTATAAAGCGTCTATTATACTTTATTTAGGATTAAAAAACAAGTCATATCTCGTAAGTTCCAGTAACAACGATATCCACTTTGTCTTTACCAGTCATGAAGTAGTATAATCTCTCGGTTTGGCAAACATTAACCATAATTTTCTCGCCAGTTGTTCCTATGGTTTGAACCGCGCCCGTGCAATCAATAATCGGAATTGCACTATAAATTTCAAATTGTTCGAATTCTAAAATTCCTATTTCCTTATTCGACACATCAACACTCGTGAGAATTAAGAATAACGTTACTGTGTATAACATAAATTATTTCCCAGAATAAAAATGGGGGGACTCAAAGAGTCCCCCCAAAACGCCCACTAATGTGGATCTTTTTATTAAGACACCATCAGGTTATCAACACGGAATATTCTGTAGTATTGATTCGTCTTAGCAGCTGCCAGACCGTCAGCAGGAGAATCACCAACGTATGGGTTAGAAGCCATGCCGTAGCGCGTCTTGAAACCGATTCTTGGCTGGAAGTCATTCTCGCCAACAGCACGAACCATTTGCAGAGGAACGTATGGGCAGTAGAATACACCTGCGTCATAGGGGTTATTACCCTTGAAACCAACAGTGATATAATCAGCAGTTGCATATGGATCGATGTAAACTTTGATACGACCAAAGATGGTACCAGCAAATGTGTTGCCAGTGTCATCAACAGTCAGACTTACTTGACCTTGCAGAGCCGATTGATAATCGAGAATGCCAGCCATTGCCAGTGCAGATGCAACATCCGATGAA